GCAAACACAGTTTCTCGCCGACCATCCGTTGTGCGAAGTTTGCAAACTACGCGGCATCATTCGCGCGTCGCGGATCGTCCATCACGTGCGGCGGGTCAGCGAGGGAAACGAGGTCCTCGCGGAAGACCGTGACCTGGTGGCCGTCTGCTCGCAGGCGTGCCACGATCGGATCGAGCCGCTCGGCCGCGGCTGGCGGCGAGCCTTGCAGCCGCGGCGCCCATAATCGGTCTTACACCGGGGCGGGGGCCAGAACCGTTTTTCTCGCCCCCGGTAGACCGTGGTTGAACCCTCGCACGAATTGTGGCGGCACCAATCGCTATGGCGAACGGAGCGAAAAAAAAGAAACAGCCGGAGGCGCCCCAGGAAAAGAAACGCGGCGGCGGCTGGAACCGCAAAACGATCGCGGAGCACGTCCGCGACGGTACGTACCGCGCTGACCGTCACGGCGCGATCGCGCCGGCCACCGCGGCCGGCAAGAAACCGCCCGGCAAGGTCACGGCCTCGGCCCGATCACAGTCGCGGTGGATCACCGGCCCGGCTGACGAGCATGCCGTCCGCGCCGGCTGCCGATTCAACGAGCGCCTGGCCGTCTACGTCTGCGACTGGTTCGCGAGAAATCTCTGCCACACGAAAGGCCAATGGCGCGGCGACCCCTTCATCCTGAACGCCTGGCAGCGGGAGAAGGTCGTCTATCCGCTGTTCGGATGGGTCCGCGAGGACGGGACCCGGCGTTTCCGCCGCTCGTACATCGAGATCCCGAAGAAAAATTACAAGAGCACGATGGCGGCCGGAGTCGGCCTCCACATGCTGGCCGGCGACGAGGAGCCCGGCGCGGAAAACTGGAGTCTCGGCGGCGACAAGTCGCAGGCCCGCGTGGTCCACGACGACGCCGTGCAGATGGCGGAGAACTCGCCGCTCGCCGCGGTCCTCAAGATCCATCACAGCACGTTCAACATCGCCTACCCGGCGACGAACAGCTATTACCGAGCGGTTTCGGCGGCGCCCCGCGGCAAGCACGGCCCGAGCCTCCACTGTGCGATCGCCGACGAGCTTCACGAGTGGTACGGTGACGAGCTGTGGAAGTCGATTCGGTACAGCTTCCGTGCCCGCCGGCAACCGCTGCTCTTGGTCATCACGAACGCCGGCAACAATTTGCAGAGCCTCTGTTACCGGCAGCGGGAGAAGGCCCGCGCGATCCTGGACGGTTCGACGTTCGACGACGATTTCTTCGCCCTCATCCTCTCGGCGACTCGGGAGGAGGCCGAGGCGGAGATCGAGGCGGTCAAAGCCGGCGCGACGGAGCTGCCGGTGGCCCGCCGCTGCAATCCCGGCCTGGGACACGTCATCCAGGAGCGGGACCTGGTGCAGGACATTCGCGACGCGATCCAGACGCCCAGCGAGCTGCCCAACCTGCTGCGGCTGACCTACGGGATCTGGGACACGGCCGTCTCGCCCTGGCTCTCGACGGCCGACTGGGAGAAGTGCGGCGCCGACTTTTGCGAGGAGGACCTGGCCGGCCGGCGGTGCCACGAGGCCCTGGATCTGTCGCTCACCGGCGACATGAGCGCCGCGGCCCTCGTGTTTCCGATGGACCAGGATGAGGAAGAGACAGGGAGACAAGGAGACAGGGAGACAAGGAGCGAGGAAGATGAGGATGCCGAACACTCCTTGTCTCCCCCTCTCCCTGTCTCCCCCTCTCCGCCGCCCCGCTACCGCCAGCTCGTCCATTTCTGGATCCCGGAAAAAACGGTCCAGGAGCGGCAGCACCTGGTGGACTATCGCGCGTGGGAGAAAGCCGGCTGGCTGACGATCGTCCCCGGCGCGGTGATCGAGTACGGAATGATCCGCGAGGCCCTGGCCGAGATCCATTCGCGGTTCGAGGTACTCTCGTTCTCCTACGACAAGATGTACGCCTCCGACACGGCCCAATGGGTCACGGAGCACTTTCCCGAGATCGAGGTGGCCGAGTTCCCGCAGAACATCATGGCCTACGCCGGTCCGACCGCCGAATACGAGCGGCTGGTGCTCGGAGGCCAGCTCCACCACAACAAAAACGCCCTGCTGACCTGGCAGGCCGGCCATTGCAAAGTGCTGACCGACACGAACCGCAACAAGCGGCCCGTGAAGCCGAAGGCCAACGACATCCGTTCGATCGACGGCATCATCGCCGGCGTGATGGCCCTCGGCCGGGCCTGGCAGCCTGAAGCGCCGCCGTCGGCGTACGAGACGCCGGACGACGAGGAGCCCACCATTCATTGCGCGGAGGATCTGATGGAAGAGGAAGACAGGGAGACAGGGAGACAGGGAGACAAGGAGCCGGACGAAGAGCTCTCGGCCGATACCGACAATTCCGCCGGTGCGGACCTCCCCGCCGAATCCGCCGAGCCGGGCCCGCGACCCCGAAAGCGCGGCCGCAAGACTCCAATCCCCAATCCCCAATCCCCAATCCCCTCCGCCCTTGCCTCCGCCGCGATCGAGACCGTGGACGCCGGGCAGAAGGTGGAATGCACCCGCCGTGCCTACCACGCGACGATCCGCCAGGTCCTCCAGGGCCATGCGATCCGCCTGGCCGACGCCGACCAGACGGAGCGGTGCGCCCGCGTGCTGGCGGAGATCCGGCGGCTCGACGAACTGCACGGCGAGTGATTCCCTGTCCCCTCTCCCTCCGGGAGAGGGCTAGGGTGAGGGCGGCCGGAAGCACGAAATCCGAAGCTCTAAATCCGAAACAAATCCAAAATCGCAAATCCAAAATCCAAAATGACCAAGGTCATCCTCTGCACGAACCTGCTGATTGTGACCGGCCTGGTGGCCATCACCGCCGGTTTCACCGTCGTCCATCCCGCCGCCGGCCTGATCGTCGGCGGCCTGGCCTCTGTGCTGTTGGCCGGGCTCATCCGGCCGCTGCCGGAAGAGAGGGATTAGGGAAACGAAGATGATCACGAAAACCCGAAAGAGCGAAAGCCCGAAAGGTATGCGACGTGGCGTTGCCCCCCCCCCCCGGAATAGTGGCGCAGTGGCGAGCTAAGGGCGTGATTTTGTACGAGGCCGACTCCTACCTCCTAACTCCTCCCTCCTAACTCCTATCTCCTCCCTCCTACCTTCTCTTCCCTCCAGTGCTCGACCTCGCCCGATCATTCCGCGACATGCTGCCCCGCGCGGCCGCCACGCCCGGACCGCTCGATCCGTTCTGGTATCAGCCGATCTCCGGTCCGACGCCCTCGGGGATCGTCGTCAAGCCCGACACGGCGATGAAGGTCGGCGCGGTCTTCGCGTGCATGCGCGTCCTGCGGGAATCGCTCGGTACGCTGCCCTGGCGGGTCCACCGCCGGCTGGGCGGCCGCTCCAGCGAGCCCGCGCCCGATAACTATCTGTGGAGCGTTCTCCACACCCGGCCCAACCGCTGGCAGACGCCCATCGAGTGGAAGGAAATGGGCGTCGGCCACCTCGGCCTCCGCGGCAACTTCTACAACCGGATCGTGCCCGCGGAAGGCGACTCGATCGAGCTCTGGCCCCTCAATCCGGACCGGATGACCGTCACCCAGTTGCCCGACCGTTCGCTGAAATATGTCTACAGGCCGAACCCTGGACAAGAAGAAACCTATTCGGCGTCCGAAATCTTCCACGTCCGCGGCCTCTCGCTCAACGGCGTCACGGGCGTCTCCGTGCTGGAATACGCCTCGAACGTCGTGGCCCTGGTGATTGCGCAGAACACGCACGGCGCGAGCCTCTTCCGCAACGGCGGTTTGCCCACGTTCTGGATCTCCCGCCCGCAGGGCGCAAAATGGACGCCCGACGCCAAGCGGAATTTCCGCGAGGGGTGGAAGAAACTGCACGGCGGCCCGGAGAACGCCGGCAACCCGCCGCTTCTCCAGGACGGCATGGAGCTGCACGAGCTCGGCCTCACCAATAAAGATTCCCAGTGGCTGGAAAGTCTGAACGCCGGCGCCGTGGACATCTGTCGGTTCTTCGGCGTCCCGCCGCACATGATCGGGATCCGCGACCAGAGCCCCAACGCCAACATCGAGCAGCTCGGCCTCGAATTCGTGTTATACACGCTTGGCCCCCTGGCCACCCGTTTCGAGCAGGCGGCCGACCGCGATCTCGTGCTGGAGCCCGAAACCTACTTCACGAAGTTCAATCTCGACGCCCTCGAACGCGCCGACATGATGAACCGCTACCAGGCGCATAACATCGCCGTCCAGGGTGGGTGGTTGACGATCAACGAGGTCCGGGCCGAGGAGAACCGCAACCCGGTCGACGGCGGCGACACGCCCCTGCGGCCCTTGAACATGCAGCCCGCCGGCGGCGGACCCGATTGGAACCAGCAGGGCGGCCAGCCCGGGAAGGGGAAGAAGAAAGCCGCCACCGGCGGTGGCGGTGGAACGGCGGAGCCGGCCGAGACGGATGAGGACGACGCCGCGGAAGGCGGGAAGAAGACAGGGAGACGGGGAGACAAGGAGACAAGGAGAGGGAGAAAAAAAGAGAAGGCCCGCGCCGCGTTCTCGATCCTCCTGGAAGACGCCGCCGCCCGGATCGTCTCGGCCGAGCTCCGCGGCCTTGAATCCCGCGCCGAGAAGGCCGCCGAGGACCGCGACCGGTGGAACCTCTGGGCCAGCGAGTTCTACCGCGACCACCGCGCGCACGTCCGGAAGGTCCTCGATCCGATCGTCCAGGCCTGGCTTGCCCGCGGCGGCCAAATCGAGGATACCTCGGCCGAATCCGCCCTGAACGGCTTCCTATCGGAGATCTTGGACGAGGCCGATGTTCCCGCCGCCCTCGCCTCCTGGAAGACCACCCGCGCGGGGCGCCTCGCCGAACTGTTCAAAACGGCCTTCTTTGCGGCCTAGCGGCTTCGCGTCTTTGCGTGAAAACTGGGTCAGGCAGGTCTCACGCAAAGGCGCAAAGGCGCAAAGCCGCTAATTTGGAAATCTGACCACTGACCACTGACAACGGACCACTGACCATGAGCGACTGGTGGTACGCGTGTGCCTAACTCCTAACTCCTTCCTCCTAACTCCTTCCTCCTAACTCCTCCCTCCTCCCATGTACGAAAACATCCTCTCCCGCGTCTACAACACCCCGCACCCGATCCATCCCGACAAGCTGGAGGCGATCCGCCGGTTCGTGACCGCCCGGGCCCTGGGCGTCCAGATCGACGCCGCCGCGATCGCCGCGGCCCGTGCCGACCGCAAGGCCGCCGAAGACGTCCAGATCAACCGCTCCGTGGCCGTGCTGCCCATCATGGGCACGCTGGCCATGCGCGTGGACATGCTCCAGGACGCCTCCGGCGGCTGCTCGTGCGAGGCGATCGGCCGGCGGTTCGACCAGCTCCTCGCCGACGACACGGTCGGCGCGATCCTGCTCAATATCCACTCGCCCGGCGGCGACGGCTTCGGTGTGACTGAGCTGGCGCACAAGATTTTCGACGCCCGCGGCAAGAAGCCGACCTGTGCCATTTGCAACGCCGAGATGGCCTCGGCCGCCCTGTGGATCGGCCTGGCCGCCGAAGAAGTCTCGATCACCCCGAGCGGCTGGATCGGCTCCCTCGGCGTCTACATGGTCCACACGGACCTGTCGGCCCAGAACGAGGAGCTGGGCCAAAAGGTGTCCTACATCCAGGCCTCCGGGAGCCCGCACAAGACCGAATGGAACGCCGACGAGCCGCTCCCGGAGGACACGCGGGCCTATTACCAGAACCTCGTGGACGAGATCTACGACCAGTTTGTCGCCGACGTGGCGACATTCCGCGGCACGACGGCCGAGAAGGTCCAGAAGGGCTACGGCCAGGGCCGGATGATGCGGGCAGCGGCCGCGAAGAAGTGCGGCATGGTCGACCGGATCGAGACCTTCGACGAGTGCCTGGCCCGGCTCGCCGGCGTCAAGAAGGCGAAAAGCTCCTCCCGCGCGAAGGCGGAGCGGGAACGGCTGGCCCTGGAAAGGTTCAGATAGGGAGCTAGGAGGTAGGAGTTAGGAGAAGCCTCGCACTTCTACCTCCTATCTCCTATCTCCTAACTCCTAACTCCCCTAATCCCTTAGCTTCGATGCGTGATTTCCTCGTCTACGTCTCCGCCGACTCCGGCCGCTACCTCGGCGAGTTCCTCGGCGAGGACCGGCTCTTCGACCTGGCCGTGAACAATTTCAGGGGGGAACCCTTCGACGCCGGCCAGGCCGAGTATTCGTTCGCGACAGCCGGCCACAAGTGGCGGAACATCGCCCGCGACCTGCCGGCGATCGCCCGCCGCTACCGGGCCTGCGCATTCCTCGACGACGACCTGGCCATCTCGACCGCGACGATCAATCGCGCGTTTCAGGTCGGCGTGGCGGCCGGCCTGGACGTCTGGCAGACCGCGCTTACGTGGGATTCCTACGTCGGCTGGGAACACACGCTCCAGCGCCCGCCCGGCCAGGGTGTTTTGGGTTGGGGGATACGGCAGGTCCCGTTCGTCGAGATAATGATGCCGTTTTTCAGCGCCTTCGCCCTCGATGCCTGCTGGTCCACGTTCACCGAGAACTATAGCGGGTGGGGGATCGAGTTCCTCTGGCCGGTCCGCGTGCCGGGTGGAAAGTTCGCCGTGGTCGATCTCCTCTCCGCGCGGCATACGCGGCCGATCCAATCGGAGACCTGGCGGACGCCGGACGGCGAGACGGCCCTGGAGGAGTGTTTCGAGCTGGTCCGCCGCCACGGCCTCCGCGGCCCGCAATACGGCCGGTTCGGGTAGGAAGGAGGAGTTAGGAGTTAGGAGATAGGAGTTAGGAGTTAGAGGTTGAAATCGACCAGCCGTCTCCTATCTCCTAACTCCTATCTCCTAACTCCTATCTCCTAACTCCTATCTCCTAACTCCTAACTCCTAACTCCTACCTCCTCCTTCCCCGTTATGACGCAATCCATCCGCGGACTATTCGGCGCCTTCCCAGGCGACACCTGCTGGATCGTCGGTACGGGCCCGAGCCTGGTCCGCGCCTCCGCGCCGCTCTTCGGCCCGGGCCCGGTAATCGCTTTGAACGCGTCGATACGGCCGGTGGAGGCCCTCGGCCTGCCCAATCCCGTCTTCTCGATGCAGAAGGACGGCTGCGGGTTTTCGGGTCCGCATGCCGCCTGCCGGAATTCGCTCACGGTACGGCCCCAAAAGGCCCCGCTCCTGGTGAGCCGGGCCGAATCGTTTCACTGTTTCGCGGAGTATCGGCCGCGATATGTCTTCGACGCCGTGGCCGATCTCGGCGCGCCGGCCTGGTGGGAGTTCTCGGCCAACTGTGCGATCCACCTGGCCCGCCTGATGGGCTGCGTTCGAATCCGGCTCGTCGCGTTCGACTCCTGCACCTCCGGCGATCTGACGAACTTCGAGGGCGAGGAAAATCCCCTCTATGCGCAGCAGCGGCCGCGGATGCTCGCCCTGCTCGGGCCGGAGGATCGCCTGATAGAAGTTAGGAGTTAGGAGTTAGGAGTTAGGAGTTAGAAGGTAGAAGAAGCCCCGGACTCCTATCTCCTCCCTCCTTCCTCCTAACTCCTCCCTCCTCCCTCCTAACTCCTTGCTTATGACCGTCCACTTCATCGCGCCCTGGTACGAGTACTACCCGATCCTGGCCGATTCGCTCCGGCTCCAGACGGTCGGCGACTGGACCCTGGACCTCATCCACGACGGCCCGGAGACACAGGAGCATTGTGGCGAATGGCGGGACGATCCGCGGATCACGATCCGGCACAGCGCGGTCCGCTACAACGACTGGGGCCATTCGCTCCGCGCGGAGGCGCTGGAACGGCTGAAGACGGAAAGCCGAGAAGACAAGGAGACAAGGAGACAAGGAGACAAGGAGACGGCTGATCAATCCACGCCACTCCCTGTCTCCCTGTCTCCTTGTCTCCCCCTCTCCCCCTCTTCCTATGTCGTCATCACCAATGCCGACAACTACTACGTTCCCCCGTTCCTGGCCGCGATGCTCGAGCTCGTCCGAGGGCACCGCGGCGCGTACTGCGACTGCGTCCACAGTCATTTCGATTATCGCTGCCTGCCGGCCGCGCTGGAGTTTTGCCGCATCGACTGCGGGTGCCTGCTGGTGGAAACGGCGCTGGCCGTTTCAGTCGGCTGGCGCGGCCGGCATTTCGAGGCCGACTGGCAGTGGATCGCCGATCTCTTGGCGGTGACCGGGGACTTCGTCCATCTGCCCAGGCCGCTGTTCGTCCACAACTAGAAGCGAGAAGTTAGGAGTTAGGAGTTAGGAGAAGCCACAAACTCCCGTCTCCTACCTCCTGTCTCCTACCTCCTGTCTCCTACCTCCTACCTCCTACCTCCTAACTCCTACCTCCTATCTCCTACCTCCTATCTCCTACCCATGATCAACCGCTTCGCTTCCCAACGTCCCGAAACCATGACTATCAAAATGCTCCGGCCCGGAACCGAAATCGAGCTCCTCGGGAGCTCGATCCCGCCGATCCGCGGCATGCTGACCGGGGTCCACCTCTCGGCCGGCGGCTACCGGGTGGTTTACTCGGCCGTCTGGTGGGAGGGCGGCTGCCGGTTCGAGGGCCTTTTCGAGCCGAAGGAGCTCCGCCAGGCGGAGGACCGGCCGGGGGACTGGATTTCGCTAACGCTTTAGGAGTTAGGAGTTAGGAGATAGGAGTTAGGAGTTAGGAGATAGGAGTCCGGGGGTTCTCCTAACTCCTAACTCCTCCCTCCTTTTTCCTTTCTTGACTTCCGATTTTCCCGACCTACACTCTTCTTATGCGGAGACCGGCCACGCCACGGCGGACCGGCTCCAAGGCGAATTCTGCTCGCTCTGAGCCCAAGCCTTCACGCCACGGCGGTCGGCCAAGCTGCTAAGCCAAGCACGCTTTGCAACCATTCTCTTTCCCGCCGGAGTTCCCGCCATGGCAGCCAAGAACTGGCGCGTCGCCAAGTACACGGATCGCAAAAGCGCCCTCGTCAAGCAGTCCGAAGAGATCCTCGATCGCGCCGCCAAGGACGGCGATCGGGAGCCCACCGCCGAAGAGTCGGCCCAGCTCACCGCCAACCGCGCGGAGCTCGACGGCCTGGCCGCCAAGATCCAGCGGGAAGAGGAACTGGCCCGGTACGTCTTTGAGACGCACGAATCGGCCGCCTCCGGGTTCGAGAAGGGCGCCCCCGGCGCCCCCGAAACCAAGGTCGGAAACGCACGCGCGGCCTTCGAGCAGGATCCCAAGCGTGGATTCAAGAGCCCGCGTGAGTTCATCCTCACCGTGCTGAACCACGGCGATCGGCCCGTCGAGACCGCCCGCGACGAGCGGCTCCGGTTCCTGGCCGCCGCCGGCTCCGACGAGCAGGGCTCCTACAGCGATCCGTACGGCGGTTTTCTGATCCCCATGGGGTTCCACCCGGAGCTGATGCAGGTCACCCCGGAAGAGGACCCGATCGGCAGCCGGACCACGAAAGTCCCGATGGACATGCCCAGGGTCGAGATCCCGGCCCGCACGGACAAGGACCATTCCACGGGATCCGTCACCGGCGGTTTGCTCGTCACCAGGCGGGCCGAGACGATGAGCCAGAACGCCACCCGCATGCAGATGGAGCGGGTCGCCATGCTCACCACGAACCTGTTCGGCCTCTCCTACGTGACGGAGGAGCTCCTCACCGATTCCCCGACGTCATTCGCCGCGATCCTGGAAAAGGGGTTCGGCGACCAGTTCAAGGCCCACCTCCTGAACGAGCGGCTTTTCGGGACCGGCGTCGGCGAGTTCGAGGGCGTGATGAACTCGCCCGCCCTGATCAGCGTGTCGAAGGACGTCAATCAGGCGGCCGCTACGATCACGTACAACAACATCATCAACATGCGGAGCCGCTGCTGGAATTACCAGCGGGCGGTCTATCTCTACAACCATGACTGCCTCCCGCAGCTCATGCAGTTGCACTTCGTGCCCACCGACGCGGCCACCGCCCTGGCCATCCCGATCTGGCAGACCTCGGCGATCGAGGGCGAGCCGGACCGGCTCCTGGGCCGCCCCGCCTACCCGACGGAGTTTTGCCAGACCGTGGGCACGACGGGCGATCTCATCCTCGGCGTCTGGGACGAGTACCTCGAAGGCACCTACGAGCCGCTCCAGTCGGCCGAGAGCGTCCACGTCCGGTTCGTGAACCACGAGCGGACCTTCAAGTTCTGGATGCGGAACGCCGGCCGCGTCTGGTGGAGAACGCCCCTCACCCCGCGGCGGTCCGCCTCGACGCTCTCGCCGTTCGTGGCGCTGGCCACGCGAGCGTAAGGCGCGGCCCGCGCGCAGACCAATAACCGCGGATGTATATCCGCGCGTGAACAACGCCCCCGCGCGGATATCCATCCGCGGCTACCGTCTTCCTGACACCCCTCCCTCCGAGGTTTTTCCATGACCGCCTCCCTCGTTTCCAGCCAGAAGCTCTTCGCCCGCAAGATGATCGAGATGGGCGTCCACGCGCCCAGCGACACCAATGCCGACGTCTGCTCTGGCCTCGGTTATCGCGACCTCCGCGACTTCGGCAATTTTGGAGTTCTCGCGCTGGTGACCGCGCTGGGCAGCAACTCGGCCAACGGCATCACGACCCTCGAAATCGTGGCGAGCGACGCCTCGAACGGCGCCACGAACGTCACGCAGATCAAGACGACCGGCGTGGTGAACACCGGCAATTCGAGCCTCTCGAATTACCTGGCCCTGGAGTGCCTCAGCGAGGAGATCGACCAGATCGGCCGGGCCGCCGGCCTGTCGCTCCGCTACGTCGCCGCCCGCTTGACGATGGACTCGGCCAACTCCGAGGCCGCCGTGACCTACATCCGGTCCGAGGCCGCCGCCCCGCACCTGGACATGACCGCCAGCGTGATCGGGTAACCCCATTTTGGATTTTCGATTTGGGATTTTGGATTGTCTCCAATCCAAAATCGGCAATCCAAAATCTAAAATCTCCGTCCCCGCCGAGCAATCCGATGCACCTCCATCTCCCGAGCTCCGCCCATGCGCGGCACAAGATCGTCCTCGGCTTCCCTACCCCCGGCGGGATCTCGATGAGTTTCGAGACCGCCCGGGCCCTCTACCGCGGCACCCAGCGGCACGACCTGGCCCTCCTGGTCTCGGTCGGCTCCTGGGACGGTTTTAATAGTCTCTGGGCGAATGCCTTGAACCTGGCCGCGGCCGGGGAGGCCACCCATTTCGCCATGCTCCACGCCGACGTGGCGCCGCAAGAGGGCTGGCTCGACATCCTGGCCGACGAGCTCGATCGCCTTCAGGCCGACCTGGTCTCGGCGATCGTCCCCTTGAAAGACGCCCGGGGCGTCACGTCCAGCGGGATCGGAGACCCCTGCGATCCGTGGCACCCGCTCAAGCGCTTCACGATGCGGGAACTCTTTGCCGGCGAAGCACCAAATCCGAAATCCGAAATCCGAAACAAATCGGAAATCCAAAATCCAAAATCCAAAATCCTGCCGGAGACCTTCGACGCGGCCGACGCCGGCTTTCCCGGCGGGATCCTGCTCCATAACGACGGCTGCATGATGGCCGACCTGCGGAACCCGATCTTCCGGCAGGAGAATCCCGACGGCACCCTGATCGCCGACTTCCAGTTCCCCCGCCAGGTCTACCGCGATCTCTCCGACGGCCTTTTGCACGTCCGCGGGGAATCGGAGGACTGGTACTTTTCCCGGAAGCTCCACGAGCTGGGCGCCCGCACCTACGTGACGCGAAAGGTCCGCCTGGTGCACGTCGGGTCACACGCCTGGACCAACGCGGTGGCCTGGGGCACGTACGAACACGACCAGGACACGAAGGCAGCCCGGCCTGCAGGCGGGCAATAACCGCGGATGAATATCCGCGCGGGGCCACGGCAGAAGAGGAGTTAGGAGTTAGGAGTTAGGAGCTAGAGGGCCGGTTCGATGCGCTACGCACAGATCACGCCTCCCGACCCGACGCTCCAGGTGGTCTCGACCGCCGACGCAGCCGCGCAGTGCTACGTCACGAACTCGGCCGAGTACCCGTACCTGGCCGGCCTGGTGCAGAAGGCCGTCGAGCTCGTCGAGCGGGAACTGGCCCGCCAGCTCCTGACGGCCACCTGGTGCGCGTACCTCGATGCCTTTCCCACGGAGATCCAGCTCGAACGGACGCCCGTCCGGACCGTCACGGAGATCAGGTACGTCGACGCCAATGGGATCCAAAACGTCCTGCCGGCGGACCAGTACCAGTTCGACGTCGCCTCGAAGGATTTTGCGGCCCGCGTGCAGCCCGCGTATGGTTTGATCTGGCCCGTGACCCGCGGCTATTCGCGGACGTGGCCGACGATCGAGGCGAACCACCTCGGCGAGCTGCCCGAGATCACCGGCTACTACAATGCGGTGCAAGTGACGTTCACGGCCGGCTACGGCCTCCCGGCCGACGTCCCCGCCTGCATAAAACACGCGATCATGGTGATGGTGGCCGACTGGTACCGCGACCGCGAATCGACGGTCCTGGGCCAGACGGTGACGCCCGTGCCCAACGCGATCCAACGGCTGCTGACGATCGAGGACTGGGGCCTCTATACCTGATTTTGGATTTTGGATTTGCGATTGAATCCAAAATCCAAAATCCAAAATCCAAAATCGCCATGAGCGGACTAAACGCCGGGAAGTTGCGACATCGTGTGGCAGTGCAGGCCGCCCGGCCCAGCAAGCAGGGTCCGATGGGCGACGTGGCCGACGCCTGGCCGGTCATCGCCGGCCTGGAAAGCGCGCCGGCCGAAATAAAGCAGCTATCCGGTGAAAAGCTCCTGGCGGCCCGCCAGGTCCACCCGGAGGCCACCTGGACCGTCCAGGTCCGCTACGACAGCCGGATAACGGCCAGGTGCCGGCTGGTCACGGATGAGGGCCATACGCTCTACCCGATCGACTGCATCGCCGACACCCTGAACCGCTGGCAGACGCTGACCTGCAAAGAGAGGAGTTAGGAGTTAGAAGCAAGGAGTTAGGAGTTAGGAGAAGCCTCGGACTTCTACCTCCTGTCTCCTAACTCCTATCTCCTAACTCCTGCCTCCTCACTCCTTCCGCCGCCATGTTCGCACCTTACGGCGACGTTTCGCCCGGCAACCTGATCAAGAAGACCGTCGCCCCGTCGCCCCAGATCGGCGTTGACGTGACCGTCCAGGGCGACGACGAACTGCGGAACCTTTTGCGTTCGATCAGCTACTGGGGGACCGGCGGCGGCAAGAGCTTGTTGCCCAGCCTTCGGCAGGCCCTCAAGGAGGCCGGCCGGATCGGCCGCGACGAACTCAAGCAGGAGGCACGAAACCACGTCGGCATCCGCGTGAACGTCCGCCAGCTCCGCCGGCGGGTGGCCGGCGACAAGCGCGGGCACCTGTACCAGACGGCCGTCGCCGTCGCCCGGCATTACAACGCTCAGGGGATCGAATACATCGCCGTCGGCTTCGAGTGGCCCAAGGGGGCCGCCGGCTGGCTCGTCGAGCATGGCCACCGCATGGTGGTCGGCGGCACGGTCCAGCGACTCCACGGGAGCGGCAAGACGCCCAAGGCGAAACAGCCCGGCCTGACTGGGGCCGGCCAGGTCGTCGGCTTCGTAAAGCCCTACCCGATCGCGGCCCCCGCCTTCCAACGGGCCAGGCCGCTGATGGAAGACGCTTTCATGTCGGTAATGAAATCCGCCGTAACGGCCTTGTGAGATTTTAGATTGTGGATTTTGGATTTGCGATTGAATCCACTCCAAAATCGGCAATCCAAAATCCAAAATGCTTCCCCAAGCCCGCCTCACCGCCCGGCTCCTGTCCATCGACGCCGTCAAGGCGATCGTCGGCCGGAACGTCCTGCCGGTGCTGGTGCCCGGCACGGACCAGTACCCGGCCGTGGTTTTCCAGGTCCTCGAGGACCATCCTGACAACGACTCGACCGGATCGAGCGATCAGTGGACGATGCGGCTCCGCGTAGCCTGCATCGGACTCTCACAAGGGCCCTTGCGGCCGTACGAGACGGTCTGGCAGTTGGCCGCGGCCGTCGCCGGCCTCGCCGAAGACCCGGCGGGCCCTACCGGCCTATCCGGCTGGAAGGACGACGAAGGCTCGATCTGGCACCTCATGGACGAGTTCGACGAGGCCGGCGAAGTGATGGCCGGCACGGATACCTTTTGGGCCTACCTCGTGAATCAATTGTACGAAGTGCAGTACGTCAGAAGTTAGGAGTTAGGAGATAGGAGTTAGGAGGAAGAAGGCGGTCGATGCCAACTCCTCCCTCCTAACTCCT